CAAATCTTTTTCTTACTCTACCGCGAAAGACATAGGCATTATTGAGGCGTTCAAAAGAATCCTCTGGGGTCATCCATGACTTAAGATCTGTTTGCAGTCCTGAGTTTATAGGAGCTATCATGAACCGATCGTATGCCATATTAAACTCCTATGGCAACATAATTAAAAGTACTTGCTGTGCCAACATGTGCTGCGTCAACTCTTGTTGCTCTAAAATTAGTATTAGTGAATGCATCAACTACAACCAAATTATCTTGATATGAACCAGTTTTGGTTAATACAGTAAGTTGAATATTTATTTGACCTGCTGCCGAAAAAGCAATTGGAAAATTAAAAGTTGTATTTAATGTTCCGGCTGCTATGGTTTCTTTACCCCAAACCATCTTCATTCCATTTGGTAAATAAGAATATCCCTTAAATTTTGATCCTGGCACGGTATAATTAATAGTTGTTATATCTATGTCTAGATCAGGTACTGCTACTCCGGCAACAGTTCCAGGAGGTCTGATCCATAAAGCAGGATTACCAAGGATATTATTCTTATTATAGAGTCCATATTCTGTAGCAGTAGTAGCTAAAGGTACGGTTGGACTTGGTGCTTGTAGTTGAAAATGTATAAATTTATGTTTACCTTGGTCGCCTCCATTAAATGCAACATGGTTAACATTCAAATAAGTGTTAATTGCATCAAAATTGTTCAAAAGTTGAGCTTGAGACTGAGACTCTTGGTCTAATGGTTGCGGAATCGTATTTAGGAATGCCATTTTTTAATCTCCCGAACCTAAAACATATAAACCTATTAAACTTATTGCTAAATAACTAAGTAAGATAATTGTCATTATTGTTGACTTATCCATTAAACTAACCCTCCACCACCACCAAATGGATTATTAGCACCAAAAAATTCAGATTCTGTAAATATTGTAGATACTCGTTCATTACTATGTTGAACAATTGTTCTACGTAAGATCAAATTTCCTTGGTTTTTAAATTCAGGCATCAACTTTTGAGCGCTTTCTTGGTCCATGCGATCTTGAAATATCTTTATTGCAGCGCCATAAGAGATGTATTGCCACCATTCAGAAAGTTCAGGCATTTGTGTAGGAACCGTACTTAAAAACTCAGTAGGTCTAACATAAGCCTCAAGTTCTACACGATAGGATTGATCTGGAATAGGTCTAATTACGAATTCACCTTCATAAAACAAAATAGATCTTGGAAGTGCCGGCGTATAAGGAAAAGATTGAACATTGACCGGAGAACCAGCTTTAGGATCGTTTATAAAAGAAAATGAATAAAGACCCGTTACATAGTTCAATGTTCCTCGAACTGCACCGGTTTCTATGTCAAGTAATGTTGCATCATGATTGGGGCCGGCAAGAGGATTGTCTTTAAGCGCTAATCCATTATTATTTGCATCAATAGAATCAAAAAGAACACTGTTTCTAAGAATGGGTTTACTTGCAAGCGTACCACTGTAAACAGCAGGTAGCCCCGTTCCGGTTCCAACGCTACTGAGTTGGTTAATCTGTGGATACGAGTTAAAAAAAGACTCTCTTGTTTGGTATAAGGCTATTTTACTTCCCATTACATAAACAGGATCATGAACTGAAATATAGCGGTTACTAAAATTATAAAGCGCATTTGCAGGGTCAGTTGTATTAGTTGAATAAGTATCAATATAAGGTTCAGTATAGAAAACAATCTTTTTACGTAAATTATCCAATCTGAGTTCTTCAGGAAAGTCGTAAAGCACAAAGGTATTTATATATTCATCAAGGTCAGTATCTGAAATTTGTGATTCTGAAGGACTTCTTGTAAGTTTACGAATCTTTTTTCTTATCTTTGCTAGTGTCGAATAACTCTGATCTTCAATAGGCATCTCTATACTCCTAAGTTAAAACATTACCTTCGGCCGCACTGAGTTGAGAATTCTTTTCACCAATGGCTAAAACCTGAGCACAGATGTTTTCATGTTGAGTTGGAGCCACCGGTATGGCAAATATATCGAATCCAGATGTATCCAAATTGACCGTAAAGGTATTTGTACCCGTAACAGTTATTTCTAAAACCATATTATTTATTTGTTGCATTCCACAAGCTTTTGGAATTATGAACCGTAAAATAGTGCCAGAGACATAATCATGATCAAAAGTTGTAGTAATTTCAGCAAGTTTATTATTTGTTATGGCTGAAATTAACCTCATTGCAGGTTGATACATAGGATCCGGATTTGCATAACAGCGGCCCATACTTTTCCTACCTAGCCATTAAAATAGGTTGAGGTTGCAATGGTACATTTTCTACCAACACAACTTGTTTTTGATCAGAATCTCCAAGCTCTTCTATGTCCAAGAACTCAAGACTCTGAAACCCATATCTTTTAGTCATTTTTCCAATTCTCATTGGTGTACCGTCAGCTGCACCCAAAGTTGTAGGATCACCTTTAATATATTCATATTCAGGATAACCACCCGAGTTGAGATGTCTTGCTACACCAAGAGGAAGCATATAAACCTTACCATCAGTTAATGTATACTTCTGAACAGAATCACCCCTGTAAGCCTTAAAATTAAACGTTAATTCTGCTCCAGGTGCTTCATAAAACTTAAAGATCCCCTTAACCAATTGGGCATCTTTTGCCTTACGAGCATTAACTTTTGCTTCATTTAATATAGGTGTGTCTTTTTTTATAGGTGTTAAATTTTTTCTTATTGGAATTGCCATTAAAGTCTCCAAATTTTTGTCGAGTTATCGAGTTCGAGTCGACTCGAACTTAGCCGAGCCGACTCGACAAAGTTACTTATAGGTTTTCGGATTTTCCGGCTACCCAGTAAATTACGTCTGCATTTGTTCCACCGGCAGGAGCTTGTACCCCAGCGGCAAGAATCATGCCCAAGAAACTCTTATTGTAGACAGCATCATCTAACTTATTTGCATAAGTTGAGGTTGCTGTTTCTCCAAAAGGAATTACTTGTGCTTGTGTAAATGCACCATAAGTTGTGACATTTGCTATTGTTGGGAATGCAAAAGCTGTGAATGCTGTTGTGTCTACGTCAATTGTAAATGTTCCAGCTGTTGGTGTAGTTAGAACTGTTGCAGTTAAACCATTAAGTTGTGTCATCCCATAAACAATGTGAGGGATAGCAAACTTAATTCTTTGACCTGCTACAAGTCCATGATCAACAAGTGTTGTAACTGTAGGAGTTACAGCTTGTGTAACATTTGCAATGTTTCTTACTGCAGGATGAAACAATTTGTACTCATCAAGATTATGAGCTACAAGTCTCCATGTTCCTGTTGTTGGAGCAGCACCTGGCGCAGTTGCCAAAGTGTTAGCTAAGCGGAAGTTTGTATTAAGCGTTACAGCATCAACTGTAAAATCTAAACCATTTAAATCCGTTTGAAGGCCAACACCCGTTGTGAACATACGAACAATAGCACCAGTTGAAAGTCCAACCGTAGAACCTGTATTAATAACAGGTCTTGTAGCATTTGTTGAGTTTGTTAATGCAATTGCAGCACCAAGTGTTTGTGCTGAAGAATCAATAAGAGTAAATGCGCCAACAGCAGTAGCTGCTGATGCCATTGTTGCATCGGCGGCTGGATGGTAGTGCATTATTCCTTGTGTTCCCATCCCTCTTTGCCAATAGTATTCAAATCCATTGGTAATAGTTGTTCCTGCTGCCTGGGTGTAGTTATAAACTTTCATCCAGTCAACATCTGATCTCAATTTAATAGTTACAGGAGATACACCATCAGAAATAAATGTTCCCTGTTGAATTACGGAATTATACATATTTACTCCTTAAGCCAATGTGCAGCGCATATTCAAGATCCAAGCGTCATTGGTGATCCTGACTGCAGTTCTGAACTTATAACCCATGGTCGAATTCAATGCCAATGGACCATCGAACATTGGAGGTCTATATATGAATTGTGAGTTGTAGTTGTTCTGATCGACATATGCAAATGCTTCCATACCAACGCAGAATACGTTATATACATCTGCACCGGCAATAGATGATGTAGGAACCATTGAACCAACAGAAGACAACAAGAAGCGTAAGTTTCCTATTGAACCCCATTCTGGCTCTAGAATATTCATTGGAGCTGGATAGTTTGTCTGATGAATGAATCCATCAACATTCTCAAGCTGACCAATTAGATCAGTGTGCCCTAATGCAAAATAGGCCGCACGTACAGGAGCTGTTCCGAATTTATTTTGACCTTCAATACTGTCTAGGATTGTCTTTGCGTTATTGCCCTTAAGAGTTCTAACGATAATGTCGACATCCTCGCGAGCTATATCAGATGGAGTATCACCATTAGCACCACCAGTACAGTTAATGAAACCTGCAGTAGCTGCTAACATATCTCTGATAAGCTGATCTTCTGTTTGTCTTAGCGAAACACCAAGTCTGATCGCTATTTCGTTAAGGACAGGGTCTTGATTCGTTAGAGTGACAAGTTCGTTTACGATAACGAATGTTCCATATGTATCTAGCTTAGCATCTATATCGACACCTGAAGCTGTTTGAGCTGGTGGATACATGCCCGTATTCCCAAGTGGAACAAGAGCTGGATTCAATGGATTATATCTACGCATACGAAGAACCGTTCCGCCTTTAGCTGGCATGGTTCTTTTCATTGCCGGAATCCTGTGCACAAATTGTGGTGTTGGAACACTCAACAACTTATAATCAAATGATTGTTGAACAGGAGCTGGCAAAAGAGAAGTAGTTGTGATTGCCATGAAAATTCCCTTAAGTATAAAAACATAACTTTTACACCTAAGTGGATGAGTCTTAGAAAATAACATCCTTGGGTTGGCGAGATCCTAAAACGCCCGGAGAATTGGTTAGCGAGACCCGAGAAACGCTTAAAATCATTATAAACTAGAAGCATTCAGAAAAACAATAAAAATTTATTAGCATAAAAAACCCCCAAGCCTTCTTGAGGGTAATGGAGAAAAGACGATTCTCTCGCCTTTAGGAAAAAAATAGCCTAAATAAAGCCTTTATTGTTCTTAGCTTCTATCATTTCATTATAAAGTTGCTTTCTCATGTCATCTGTAAGTCCACTTGCAAAGACATTGGCCATAGCTAAAGGAGAATCACCTTGTTGACTGCCAATGGCTGGTCTGGGTTTAGAAAGATTCTTTTTGGCAACTTCATGATCCTTTTCATATTCTTCACCATTTTGGTCTATTCCCAAAGCTTTAATCATAGTATATGCAGACTCTGCCTTATCATAAAGATCGGGATTAGCATCAAGAGATCTAGCAAGTCCTGGTTTCATAAGTTTTAAGACCTCTATATTGTCTTTGGTTACAACTTTATCAAAGTCGGGATACTCAGACTTAAGTCTAGTTTCTGCTGTCATAGCAGCTGTTTTTGTTTGATATGCCTCAAGTTGTTTTTCTAAAGCTTTTTGCTTCTCTAATAGTTTTTTAGTTGCTTTGTTGAACTGCTTGCCTTCAATGAGCCCATCAGGATCGAATTGTAGATCAGCGTCATATTCTTCTTCTTGAACAGGTTTTTTGTTGGCTTTTTCAATCTCTTCAAGTTTAAGGCGCATCTGGTAATGTTCTCGTTCAATACGTTCTTTTTCTTCCCGTAAGGCACGAAAATTTTTATGGTCTACTTTTTTAGGTTGTTCCAGAACAGATTCTTTTGGGGAAACATCAACCTGTTCTGGAACTTCCTGCTCAGGTTGAGCCTGAATCTCAGTATTTACTTCAGTATTAACTACTTCTGCTTCATTTTCTACCATCTTTATCTCCTTTATTGAATTATTAAATCTGAATCGTCTTCTTCTTTATTAAATTTTTTTGCTATTTTCATTAAAGTACCATTCTCAAAATCTCTAACAAAATGATACAGTTCTTGCTCTTCGGGATGAATATTTAAGAAATTACGCATCATATCTATACATGTGTCTCTCGAAGGAATAACCCATAAAAAGTCTAATCGATCATCATTTTTAGAATATCTATATAGAATCTGATCATAGTTGGGAGTTGGACAAGATAATCTACCAACAAATATGTTACGAATAACATTTTGCATAAGCTTTTCTTTTTTAACAGTGATTTCTATGAAGAAATTACCGTTAACATTCTGTTTATGGTATTCCAAACATTCTATAAGCTTTTTTTCATAGTCGGTAAGATTTTCGCGGGTTTGATCAACTGCATTATGCGTATCATTTATAGACTTTAACAGCAAATCAGATGAAATTTTTCCAGCCGTCTCTCTTTCTGGGATTAACTCTTCCTTACTAATTACTTTCCATCCCGGATTTTTATTTATCATTTTCCTTCAAAGTCTCCTTTTTCTTCTTAAATAACAATCCAAAACTGAAAATGTTTATAAATGCCTTAATGCACTCAACTATAAAGTTAAGTATCTTTATAACTAAATCACTCATGATCGTACCTTTATATCAGTAGGTTTTGGTTTTGGTTTTGGATTAGATTTTATAATGCTCATTTTTTAACCTTCTTGGGTTTGCCTGTAGCTTTTCTAGATTCACTAAGGGCAATTGCCAGAGCTTGAGAAGAACCTTTTACAATAGGCCCTTTTTTAGATCCTGAATGAAGTTCACCCTTCTTGAATTCTTTCATTACCTTAGATACTTTTTTCTGGCCTTTGGTTTTTTTCTTTGCCATCTTAATCCTTTTAATTAAAAGGGGGAGGGAGATTGAGACCCTCCCCAAAAGAGAAAGGAGAGTAGTTTGAATCTTATTTCTTTTTTTTAGGCTTTCTAACCTTTTTAGGTTTATCTAAAAGACGATCCGCTATTGCTTTAAGCTTATCGTTTTTTCTTACCATTGAAGGCATAGCCTTACCAGCTTTTTGGTGTTTTTGCATTTCTCTTAGCAATAGATACATCTCTATTGATTTGCTTGTCTATCCCCTTCATGTTGTCTTCATAGTTCTCAGGTAGTCCACCGTCATTTGATGGATATACTTTTTGAACTACACTTTGAGGCATATTGGCAGGTGCGCCCATATCCTCTGTAATCATTCCTGAAAATTCACTTCCAGCATCATGATATCTTGCCATTACAGTACTCCTTAGAAACTGCAGTCCGCTAAAAGCGCTGCAAGGTTAATAAAATCACGTCCCGCCATAGCCTTGGCGAAGGCGGATACCTCTAACGTCTAGAGATCTATTTTTTCTTTTTACCTATATTTATAGCTTGATTAATTTCTTTACGATGTTTTTTTTCATGCTTAGTATTCTCTTTCTCATACTTTTCTTCGTGGCGTTTTTCTTCTTTGTTATAGGCCTTTTTTAACTTCTTAACTTTCTTATTAGCCATTATTTTCCTTTTGATTCAATTGGTTTCAATTCAGCATTTATATCTTGTTTAACCATATTTAACATACCAACAAGTCTTTCTATATGCTCAATATCCATAGAGTCGATCTCTTTAAGAGCTTTAACCGTATCTAATAGGCTAGCTTGATCATCTCTATTAGCTTGGGCTTTACGCTCATTAGCAAGTTCTTTGTTCTCTTCAATACGAGAAACTCGCTCAAGGCCAAGCCCAGTGTCTGCCTTAGCTCTTGCTTGAGCCAATTCAGTTCTAGCCATGATCTCTTGAGTTTGAGCCTGTTGGGCTTGCTGTTGCATTTGAGCATTTTGCTCTTGCATTTGCTTAATACGATCAACAAGTTGCTTTTTGTTCTGTAATGTAACTGCTTCAAGAATGACATCATCAGGTATAAGTACACCAATCTCTTTGAGTTGTAATAGTTGCGCAAATTGCATTTGCTTCTGCGTCGAGGTATTTAAACCTTCTTCAACAACAGCGTCATATTTGCCAAAAGACTTGTTATAAAACTGCTGAGATGGTTCTTGCTCTATAATTCTTTTGATCTTACCTGGAGTAAAATTAGATTGAATAATATCAATTGTTAAATCACCCAGTATCTTTTGAGCTCTATTGAGGTTATCAAAGAGAGTTTGTAAAGTTGTAAGCCCCGCACCTTGGCGTAACATAGCTAAAATTCCAGCTTTTTCATCCATCGCAGAACCCAAAAGTTCTTCGTTAACCCCAGAAATCTCTTGAATCTCTTTACCTAAAAGCTCCGAGAGTTGAATCATTGAAGGCGGAATCTGCGGTGCTACTATCTGCTGAACATCTGTAATTTGAGCATCAGCTTTAAGCGCTACTCCTCTTCCTTGACCAGAAAGAAATACATCCTTTGGGTTAACTAGCGCATTCTCTTTGTAGATAAACCCAGAGGTAACCTGAGACTCAAGTATGTCGAGTTCTATGGCCTTTCTGCGGTTATAGAGATATTGAGCATCTCTTAGACCACGAACTACACCTTGTATTCTCCAAGAGTAATAAGGTGTTTGTGGAGTATAGTATGCAAAGACAGGCACAAATGGGTATTTATCTATACCGATCATTTGTGGTCCATCGTAAGTAGTTTTACCGTTTATAAGTATTGCAACTGACACAGTGGGTATGGTTTGGTCAGAAACAATAATGGAAGGGTACATACGCAAGAATTCCCTAAGAGAGTCTTCATTACTACTCTTCCATTCTTGCGTTTCACCCGTCTTAGTATCAATCAATAATTTTTGCTTGCGCGTATCCTTATAGTAATACTCGTCATAAGTTAAAAGATTACGCATGCCATAATTAAAAGATTCAGGCGTGTACTGAAATTTACCATCACGCGTACTCTCAGTTGAAAGAGAACTTATCATCTCTTCGTGATCTGGGGCAAGAGAAATACATTCGTCTCTGGTCAAATATGAACGTTTCCATATAGCATTGCAATCAGAAAGGTCAGGTTTCTTAAAGAAAGGATCAATAAGAAAAGTATTGTATGGGCAGTTGTCTACTCTTATATTTCCCGAAATTGGATCAGAACGATAATCTACCCAGACCTGCAAAAGATTCATTCCGGTAACTACAGAGTCGTGAAAAGCTTCTGAAATAGTTTCATAAACATTTTCTTGCTGATTAACCCAAGCAATTACCTTGCTGAACTGATCTGATGTTTCTTGGTCAGAGTTCTCACGAGGTGTAACAATTGTAGACATTCTGTTACGCCTTTGATAACCAGAAATCATATTTACAATGCGGCGAATGCGATTGAAGCAAAAGTTACGTCGCCTAAAGTTAGGCAAACCCGTGTAGAAATCGTTCCAAACACTCTGCTCGCCACACTCAAATCTGACATCAATGTCAGCTTCGGTCCAATAAGATTGGTTGATTGTTATAGACTGGTTGTAGAAATCTTCCATTCTGGCCTTAATATCTCGATCCTTTTCATCAACAAATGTAGGACTCAGAACGGGGAAAATAGACTCCATAGATATCCCCTCGAGACAGAATTCTGCCTCTTTAAAGAATAAATCTTCATTACTATATATGTGTAGTGTAGTAGGGCTTGTATTAGAGATCAAGGATTTTAAAAAAAACCCCCAATGGTAACTGCTCAGATAACCATCAGGGGGCATTCAAGAATTCATTTCCATCATAGCATAAAAAATAAAACCGCAGAGTTTTTTTATCTGCGGTACCCCGAGCAGGGCTCGAAAGTTATAACATGTAAGTTAAGTATATATAAAAAAATTCCCAGGTACACCCTGGGAACGTCTTATTCTTGTCCCTACAAAACACGAGCATCGCGAGGATGCCGCTAGTAGGCATTGTAGGCAAATTAAAAGCCTCCGCAACAAAATCCTAAAAGCGGAGGCAAGTCAAATCCTATTTGAGGTTGCTTCAAGTCAAATCCTATTCTATCACCATTTATTCTTGGTTTTACAATATTCTTTAAGGGCTCTTATATGCTCCAAGGATAATTCTTCAGGATCCAATTTTGGAAGTTCACAACCGCATACATAACAACGATCTTCACCCTCACTTCTAGTAAATAAGCGATTGCACCCAGGACATCTCATCTGTTGCTGTATTCTACATCTTGCAGTATATACATTTGAACTACCACAAAGCGGACAATCTTGAGCATCTGCCCAAGTTGTTACACGTTGCCCACAGTTACAACACCAACAAGATACACCAATCATTTAAAGTTTCTCACTAAGTGCAACATAGCCAGTAAGATAAACATATTAGTTATAGTCAATCCAAGGATTATAAGATCTAGGCAGGTAAATATCATTCTAAAAATCCTTGAGGCATTTTTCTCCAACTTTATATCCACAAAAAGGACAATAATTAATTTCGTCTATCGTTCCATCATCTAGATAACCAGTTGCGTCTAACCATAAACTTTTTTCACCTTTCTCTAGATAACAAAGAACATCGCCTCTTTTATTTCTGCAGAAATGTAAAAATTCAACGAGTTTTTCACTCATTATTTATCCCAAATATTAGATTCAAGAGTAGTCGCTGGCGGAATTAATCCTCCGTTGTCAATTGGTTCTAAAGCGGCAGCAGGAAGTTTGTTTATTAATGTCTGCTCAATTGCATATCCACAAAAAGGACAGAAATTAACTTCGCCTACCGCCCCACCAAATCTATCACCAGCCTCTAACCACAAACAATCATCATCTTCTTCTCGATAACAAAATATGTCGTTCCTTTGATTTTGACAGTGATGAGTATGAATTTTTTCACTCATTTTACTAAACTCCCTACACTTAATATTGGGTTAGAACTGCCCGTTACCCTAGGCAATACACCATCCCACTTCTTAGTCTTTTCCCATTCTATAAGCAACGGAGAAAGTGACTTAGTTATCGTAGTATTTGCAGTAGCTTGAGCATTTGCACTTAAGATAATACATTGCGCTGCTCCTTGAGATTCGGCAACATCTTTTTTAGCCTGGGCTTCAGCTTCACGAAGTTCATTTTCTCTTTGCTGTGCGCGCTGTGTTGCCTCTATTTTATTATTTAATGCAGCGATCACATTTTCGGGAAAATAAAAACTTCCAATAAGATAAATACGATCCACCTCTATTCCGATTTCTTTTAAATCTTTTTTAACATGCTTTTCAACTTCTGAAAAGAAATCCTCTTTGCCTGGACCATAAAGATCTTCAATTTTAAGCTTAGAAGCTGACATATTTATAGCGTCTCTAATGAAATTACGTATAAAGATATGAGATATTTCTTGCATCCCACGTCGATATTTTTGAAATATCATTGGTACAGATTCAGCCTTAAGGTGAAAACTTATTCCGATATCGGCACGCATAGCCAAACCTTCTGCGGTCTGGAATTGAAAGTCTTCATTCCCTTCCCATGTATCATTTTGCTGAAAGGTAGGAAAGAAATAAATATGCTTCCATGGCGGAATGAACTGTACTCCCACATGGCGCTCATTGATTTCCACACCTTGATTACTGCCAAGGAGGTCAACAACAACGCCAACATATCCAGGCCTTACCATATAAAATGGCCAGAAGATCCATAAAAGAATAAAACATAAGAATCCTATAATCATAAAAGTAAATATTCTAATACTTTTCTTTATTTTTTTCTCTTTTTCTTGTTTCATTTTTCTCTTAAGTTCTGCTGGATTATGTATTGCACAACAATAACAATCATCTATAACCGTAACGGAAACCTCATCACACATAAAACATTTTTGCATAACTATTCTCTCCTTAAAGATTAAATTACTTAGTTACCCAAACGAAAACCCTACAAAGCTCCGATTAACGAAAAATATGAAAAAAACTTGTCGTAGGAAATTCTCATCACAAAGATGAGCTATTATCTTGATCCTTAAGCCTTAAAACTTAACAGAAAAAAACTTATTACCTTAAATCTTAAAACTTAAACCTTTTAAGTTGCTTAAAGTGGCAACACTTTACCCAAAACTATGGTGCCGATTTCATTTATAGTTGATTTATCGGCATCAACTTCATCATATAGGAGTCGAACCTATTGCCCTCAGAATTACAATCTGATGCTCTAGCCGATGAGCTAATGATATTATCAGGCTATTATTCATAGCCCGTCATATTTATCGGTTTTTATGCTCGCGTGTTAACTAAGTAAAATTTCAAAGACCTGGATAAATCTAACCTAACAACTCCGTTACCGCATTGGTAATCTCTAGCGCAGAATCAATAAGAGAAGGTTCGGTTCTATACTCATCTACCTTCTTGTCTCTTTCCGCAGCATCAAAGTAAAGTCTTACTTTAACTATTACTTCAGGCGCTGAGTTAGTTAACTTATATTTTGAATCTCTTAATCCTCTATCAGTCAAACCACGCCAAACTTGTTCCTCAAGAGAAACCAATTCTCTTCGGCGAATAACCCATTCAGCAATTGTCTTAGTCACAAACTTGTTGTTGATCTCAATCGTAACGTCCTGATTAACGTTAGTCTTCAAGATTAAGAATTTTAATTTAAGAATCTCTTTAATAATGTCAGAATGCGCCTGCAACCATTCAGTTACCTGTCTTTTTTGATCAGTATAAGTTGGAGAGTCGCACTCCATATCTGCGCAATACTGAGTAATTTTACCTTTAAGGTCATCAGCCTTACGCTTTAAATCTTTAATCTTTTTCAATGCTTCTATGATTTTCATCTTTCTCTTTCAATTTGATCATGAATAATAAATTTATGATGCCC